CAGATGACGATAACGGAATTACATAAAGTAATCGCCTTAACAGGTTGTAAAATAGTCCAAAAATAAAAAGGAGAAAATTATGTTTGGAACAAAAAAAGTAGAAAACAGAGGCAGAAAGAGTTTGTCAAAAAAACAAACAATTCTTAATGCTTTATTAAGAGGTCAATCAATCGCTTGGAAGACTTTAAACTCAAAGTTTGGTCTTAAATCACCAAGAGCAATGGTTGATACTTTAAGAGCTGAAGGTTATATGATCTACGGTTCAAAAGTAAAAGGTAAACACGTGTACAGACTTGGTACACCAACGAGAGCTATTATCTCAGCTGGTATCAAAGCGTTATACGGTACGCCTTTCAAATACGACAATGCTTCAGTTGTAGCACCTACAAAAGCTACAGTTGCTTCTATTGACGCTTAATCAAAACAACGGTGTGGTGGCGAGCAATCGCCACCTATCATTATGAATTTAGAATACGGATTATTATTAGGTTTTTTAGGTTGTACGGTAACCTTTGTAGGTTTCTTTATAGCTTTTTTGCTTATAAATTATAATCAGAAAAAACGAGCAAAAAAATTAAAAGAAATTGAAGATTCAAAAAAAGGCCCAATGGGTCATTATTATGGTGATGATACGGTATGACAAGTAAAAAAGATAGAACTATTATTACGGTAGGTGAGAACAAACAAAAGCTGACACGTAAAGTAGATACATATGAATATGAATCATTAGCAACTTGTATAAAAACAGATCAAGTACCAGCGAGTGAGATAGCAGAAATATTTACAGACAAAAAATTTTATAAGTATTACAAAAAGAATTGGCTATGATACATCACATAGATTGTTTGAAGTTTTTAGAAACAACAGCTGATGAATCTTTTGATGTGTGTATATCAAGCCCGCCATATAATCTAGGAATAAATTACAGACAATACAAAGACACAAGAGAAGATTACATATCTTGGATGAAAGAGGTATGGTATGAAGTGTGTAGAGTTTTAAAACCAAATGGTCACCTATTTTTAAATTTAGGTTATTCAAAAGATAATCCGTTTGATGTATTTAAAATTGCTGAGAATGTACCTTGGAAATTACAAAATAATATTATATGGGCCAAGTCAGTAGAAGTTGACGGTAAAGTTAGAGGTTATTCTACACCAACAACAAGTAAAAGGTATTTACAAAATGGTTGGGAACATTTATTTCATTTTACAAAAGACGGTAATACAGATATAGATTTAGAATGGTCAGGTGTGCCTTATGATGAGGCATATAATAATGCTGAACGAAATAAAAAAAGAAGTGGTAGAGATTGGAGACCAACAACTAATTGTTGGCATATAACTTATCAAAGTAAAGCAACAAAAGATATTACAGCAGAGATAGCTGGCGAAGATAAACACCCAGCAATATATCCTAGACAGTTGGTGGAAAAGTGTTTAAAAGTATCTGGTCTTAAACAAGGAGTTGTATTTGATCCTTTTATGGGTACAGGCACAACGGCCGTGGTTGCCAAAGAGTATGATTTAGAGTATATTGGTTGTGAAATAGATAAAGCATATATAGAAACAGCAAACAATAGATTAACAAGAACATTATGATATTAGTAGATTTAAACCAAGTATTGATTTCAAACCTTATGGCACAAGTCAGAGGTAAGGGTGATGTAAAACCAAATAAAGAAATGATAAGACAAATGGTGTTAACTTCATTGAGAGGTTTTAATGCCAAGTTTAAACAAGAATACGGTACAATGGTTTTATGTTCAGACGCCAGCGATCCTTGGCGAAAAGACTTTTTCCCTAATTATAAACATAGTAGAAAAATGGCTAGACAAGATGGCCCTTTTGATTGGGATAATATATTTAAAATTATTACCGAAATCAAAGAAGAAATAAAAGAGAACTTTCCTTACATTATGATGTATGTAGAAAACTCTGAAGCAGATGATATTATAGCAACACTAATTAAATTACAAGAAGAAGATATTTACCTTGTTGTATCAGGCGATAAAGATTTCATACAATTACATAGTTATGGTAATGTATATCAATGGTCGCCATTTTTAAAATCATTTATTGGTGAACAAGAAGACCCTATAAAATTTTTAAGAGAACAGATAATAAAAGGTGACCGATCAGATGGTGTACCAAACATATTATCAGATGACGAAATTTTTGTTAGAGGTGATAGACAAAAACCTATTACTAAACAAAAGTTGGCTGAATGGTCTAATTTAGACAACATACCACTAGGTTCAGAAACAAAGAAGAACTATAACAGAAATAAGAAGCTAATAGACCTATCTCAAATACCATTGACGATAGAAAATAACATTATAAATAGCTTTAGAAATTATAAAGTACCTGACAGGTCGCTCCTGTTGCCTTACTTTATGAAAAACAAACTGAAATCATTGATTGAAAACATTAACGATTTTTGACAATATATATTGGAGATAATTATGGCAGAACAACAACAAAGAAACTCACAACTAATGAGTAAAGAGGCTATGACGGCTATGGCAAACACTTCTGGTGTTTCCGGTAAAACCGTACACGAAATCTTTACTTTAATAAACAACGCTAAAGATAAACCTAAAAAAATAGAAGTTTTAAAACAGTACGATAAACCGTATTTAAGACAACTATTAAAGGCCGCTTTCTATTCTAAAATAGAATGGGACTTACCAGAAGGAACGCCGCCATTTATGGCAAACGAGGCACCAGTTGGTACACAGCACACACTTTTAAGATCGGAAACAAGAAGATTGTTTAATTTCTTAAAAGGTGGTAACAATACTTTATCTAAAACAAGAAAAGAAACCTTGTTTATTCAGATGTTAGAGGGTTTACACACGACAGAAGCTGATTTATTAATCAACATTAAAGACAAAAGATTAAACCAAGTTTACAAAGGCCTTACAGAGGCTGTAGTAAAAGAGGCTTTTGGCTGGAATGATGATTTTATGAAAAAAGCTTAAGAATCAACGAATTTTGAGGGCGTCCATTGTGTCGCCCTTAAAAAAACTCAATAAAATCAACACTTTTAATCGCTTGACAATACGCTCTTTTCCGTGTATATTATAAATATGAAAGAGAGGAATATATAATGAAAAAGTTTGTTATGACAATATTGATAGTAAATGGCCTGATATGGGGTTTACTTTCAAATATAGCGAAAGCAGATGACTATAATACGGCGGTAATTGGCCACGTTATACAATCTAAAGTGAATGGCGAGAATGTTGATGTCAATGCTTTGATGAGTTATGAGTTAGAAAAGTTAGCTCATAAGTATTCAATAGAAATGGTATCAATACTTCAAGCTTATTTACCTGCTATTTTAGACGGTGTAATGACCGATTTAAGATTACAGGCTGATGAAAAATATAAATGTGCTTTATTAAAAGACTCTAAAATTGAGGACGATTGTAAATGATTGAAATATTTTTAGAGGCTCCAACTGATTTGAAAATTATTATACTGGCAGGACTATCACTAGTCATATACGAAATTTTTAAAAAAGAGGTGTCAAGTTGGAAAAAGCAAAAGTCAAAAAAATACTGAAAAAAGAATTATCATCCAGACGTAAGTATAAAACAACTTACAAGGATATAAAATACTATTTTAATATGATTAATAAAGCTGTATTTAAAAATAAACTAGCACCATTTAATGATATACAGATTAAAAAGATTTACAAAGATAAGTCTAAAAAGTTTTGTTATGGTCAGGTCACAGTTTGGGAGTGGAAAAGAAAAGGCGCTCAACAATTTCATTTAGAAATGTTGCCTGAATATAGAGATAAAAAAGATTTTGTGGACACTTTAGGACACGAAATGGTACACTTGTACCAAATGGCTAATGTTGGCGATACTGGTAATCACAACAAACTATTTTATAGTTATAGGCCAAAATTAAATGCTATAGGGATTGACCTATAATGAAAGTGAGAGAGATATATAATGAGAAAAGTAAAAGAGCTAGACCCTTACATTAAACAGCGTGTAGGTGAGGCGTTAATACTATTAAGTGAATTGGTAAAACCATCTAACTTATCAGGCACAGGTAAAGTATATTATACTGGTCAATGGGCAAAAGATGTTTACGACAATTTTACAGACAAACAAGCAGCTGTTATCTTTTCAAAGGTAAGAAAGTTAGAACCACAATTATCTTTTACTCAAATAAAATTAGAATCATTTAAAGACGAAGACGGTAAAGAATGGGGAGGATATGATTATTATGCCAAAAAACTTT